ACGGATCCGGGATGGTTTTTGGTTGTTTAGTTTTTTTATCTGTAACAGGCTTACCCTTGGCATCAAATATGCCCTCCAGTGTGATCAGTTCATCTGTAATGCCATTGTATTGTGTGACGTTAGGTGCAACTAATTGAACAAAGTCTGTGTCTGAGCTAACAATTACGTGATCGTCTTGGGGGTGTAATGATATCCAACGTGCAATGATGTCATCTGCTTCGGCTGTTGCGCAACGAATAACACTGCAATTGGTTCTGTCTGACAAGTATTTAGTCAGATTGTCATAAGTTTCCCAAAACAGCTTGTCTTCTTCTGCTTCGTCCTCGGTCATTTTACCACGTGCTACAGCACGATTTTTCTTGTAGGGCTCGTAGTAGTCTTTGCGCCAGCTACGCCCTTCCAGTGCGAAGACCACGTGATCTGCTTGGAAACGCTTGGCCACCTTGTTGGCAGCCATCATTGTAACGTGTAGTGCAAATCCTAGTTTAGTCCAAGTGTCACTGGCTCTGTGGGCACCGTGACGTGCTCGGAAAAACATGTTGGCTGTGTCAATAAGTAGGTATTTCATTGGGGTTTAATAGTTGGTTGCGTTTAATGTATTGTAACACATATTCCGCCCAATAGCAATGGGCATCTGGCCCAAAATGCCAACTATCAGGATTAACCGTTTTGAATCCTTGACGTCGTAGTACCGAATTGTAGGTCATTTCGTCATCATATGGGTGCATGTAGCTGGCACCCCACGCCCTTTGGTCAGCAATACCACCAAAATGGCTGTTGCCATTAAACATAATGTGGCGTATGCCCAAATCATCTAGTTCGCGGTGGAATGCCCAGATTTCTCGGTGAGCACGGTGTCTGTAATATTCCCAATCTACATCTATAATAAATTGTTTGTACCGTTGTTGAAGTTCATCGGGCACCTCGTCAATCCCGCTTGCATTGACTTGAAAGTCTTGGCCATTGTGCCACCACTCTTCTCGTTCCCAAGTGGTCCATTGAATAACCATGAAGCAATCTTTCACTGCATCAGGATTGGCCTTGATCCATTCTCTTGTGGTGCGCATGATGCGTGTGTTTGAGCATCCTGCTTGCGCATCTAAATACAGTATGGCATTAAGCCAATTGGCTAGCTCACATCCAAAGCTGGCACGTTCATTGTCGGGATGTGGCTGTCGTGCAAGGGCATAAAACAAGCCATCATCCATGGCCCATGCGTGTGGATTTACTGCCTCGGCCGCGGCAGCATGACTATCGCCGTTGACATACAAAATCATTCTTGTTTGAGTGCTTTGATTTTTTCTGCTTCTGCAACTCGCTTGCGCAAACTGCTGGAACTAAAGCTGTGATCACGCTTGTTAAATATCACCTGTATACCGCGCCCAGCACCTTCGTTACGACCGGTAAAGTTTTTATCTTCGTACTCGGTGCCTAGAATTCGAACGTCCAATGGTAGTATAAGCAACAAGTCAATCAAGTCTTGTTCAGTTTGATATACCACTACTTCATCAACATAACGACAAGCCGCAAGTTGTATCTGGCGTTCTACAACACTTTGAATGGGATGATTCTTGGTATCGGGCCTATCAATTGTGGGATCAGTTTGTAGCCCACAAATCAAGTAATCGCAATAATTCCTAGCCTCACTTAACATAGCAACATGCCCAGCATGCAACATGTCAAAGGTTGAGAATGTGATGCCAATCTTCTTGCCCTGTGCTTTTAGTTCTTTGATGTGATTAAAAATCATGATACTTCGCTCCTGCCGTTACCTATGTCTTTGCTCTGTACCCAGATACCTGAGTTTTTTATTGCTTGCTCTTGTTCCCATGTTTCCATAACAACATGTCTGCACACGTTCTGGAACCACTGATCCACAATGTCTGCATCAACTTTGCCTTGATACCCTGCTTTGATTAGTCTAGCAACAAAAATTTCGTTCCAGTCAAGTTCAAATGCACCTTGATGCAAATTGTCAAGATCCACATCCATGCCTAACACAGCCACGTAAGGCTCGCCAGCTTCTGTGGCCAATTGTTTAGCAGTCTTCTCAGGTGCCTTGACTTTGGGCACAACAGGTGCTTTGACCTCTGCTGGTTTTTCTGCCTTCTTGGGTTTTAAAAATCTATCAAATATTCCCATCACTTGCCCCATCCATTACCCCAGAGATCAACGTGCAATCTTGGAGTATAATAGTAACCACGTGCAAGTGCCCAGTCTGCAACGTTCACGCGATTCTCTGCGTATGGCGCAACAACACCACCTTGTGGCATCACATACACTACACCTTCAAATCCTGCCCCACGATATGCTGTTACTGCACGATCCACTTCTTCAAAGTGTGCTTCGCTGTCAATCACAAATTTAAGATACACTGTGCCGTAGTTTTGATATGTTGCAACAATCTCCGGCTTGATAGCCTCTTCCCATGCTTCACCGCTGGCACTGAGTTTGGGACTTACACTGAATGTAAGTTCATTGTGCCCGGCCAACCACTCGTTAAGATATGTGCCAAATTTAGGTTGTAACTGCTGAGTGCCATTGGTTTCAAACGTAACATTTTTAATACCACGCATGTCAGCATGATCAAACAAGTCTTGATATACACGTTGCCAACCTAGCAAAGGCTCACCTCCTGTGATCACAAGATGTGTATCATTGCCTGTGCGATTGGTCCACTTGCGATCAGGGATCAAGTCTAGCATTTTGTCTACCAGCTCATCAATCTCATAGGTAGGGCTAAGATCTTTAAAGTCTGGGTGCCATGACGCATAGCTATCACATCCGGTGTTTACAAGTGGCAGCTCTTCAAATGTTTTGTACAAGTGTACAGTTTTGGCAACCTCGTCTGCTTCTGTGGACTTTTCGCCAGGCTTGCATCCAAATCCTGCGCAGGTAAAGTTACAACCAAATGTTCTTAAGAACACCGACGGGACACCAATAAAGCGTCCTTCTCCTTGTGCTGAATAAAATAGTTCTGATACTTTGAGTTTCATATTATAATCTCTTGATCTCTGGTCTTTTTAAAAATTTGTGTATGATATCGGGGTCTGCGGTTTCTTCTACTACTTTAACACGAATGTCAGCGTTTGTCACCCAACCCGGCAAAACCCAATCCAAATAGGCCAAGTGCTCTATTGGTGTAGGGTGCGGATCTTTTAATCCGGTGTTCCAGTTATGCAACTTCCATCCATTTGATCTATCTTCGGCTAACACAGTTTCGTAGTAACTGGGTTTGATATTATTTAGAACGGATTCATACAAGGCTGGAATATCTGGGTTGTTGCTGATCCTGTTTGGATCGTATTGATCTGGATACACCAATGGACACATGCTCAAAAATTCATATTTCAGGCCAGAAATGTTTTGCAAAAATAATTGTGTAGCTTTGATAAATGCCATGTCTCGGACTAGGTTACCACGTTCGCTAACATACTTACGCACATAGGCATCATCATAGTATTGACAAGTGGTAATGTTCCCGTGTGTTTGCCAATTGTGTGTGTATCGATCTTCTCGCATGACATTGGTCCAACAAATTACCACAGTATCTCCTGCAGTAAACTTGTGACGCTGATCTGCCTCCATAACAGAATTAAAGATAAAATGATTGCCTCCGCCACTTTGTCCCCAATTCTGGTACTCATCGTAATGCACTGCTAGGATGTCAGCCCAGGTACTCCATCTATAATGGGTAAAACTACATCCAAAAGCAAACAGTCTACTCAAACTTTGCGAGCCTTGACCAACAAATGCCAGCCTAGATATTCTCGTACCGCTTGACGATGTGCATCGCTCATGACTTCAAACCATGGCTCTAACACATAATTACCTTTCTTGTACTCATCTACATTGTACATGAAACAGTGATCTTGACGCAAACGTTCAACATACCATCCATTGTCGCTGTTCATCATCTGATGAATCTCATCTTTACTAAATGCCTGTGCGTATGGGCAACCTGCTTGTGCCTCAAATTGATCTAGACCCTTTTGGATCATGGCGTACTTCCAGGAGTTCTTGGCATACACCATAAAGCGAAACTCACCACCGTACTTAACTACTTCGTGTACATTGTCGATAATCTTGTCAATACCCGGGAAGTGATGTATCACACCGTAACTGTAAACCAAATCAAACTCGCCCAATGTGGCAAGAGCAGTGGCATCCGTTGCATCAATATTGTAGAACTCGCCTTCTAGTCCTAGTGTTTCAAAACGTTGGCGGCTGAGTGCAATGCTTTGGTCACTTAGGTCAATGCCCACATACTCTGCACCGTGCTTGGCAAATTCTTCTGCATCCGAACCAATTCCGCAGCCAATTTCTAACACACGCTTGCCAGCCCACAAGTGGAATCCGGCAAACTCAGCAATGTGAGATTCCACTTTGTATCGGCGTTCGCTTACTTCATGGAAGAATTCAGCGGTGCCAATATCGCTAGTACCGTGTTTGATGTTGCACGGTTGTGTGTTCCAATATTTTTTAATACGATCTTCAAGACTTGATTGTGACATTTTGTTTATTACTATGTGGATTAGCAAACTGCATCATTTGCTTGTTTACATCATTCTTGGCTAGTTTTTCCCAAGGGTCTTGGGTGCCTTTGAAGATGTTGGCAAAGAAACTCATGTCCTTGCCGCATTCGTTTTGCAAGTA